GCCTTTCAGTTTATTTATGTAATTATGCTCCTACTTTTTCGGTAGGTATAATTACACTTGCAAAAAATACTGTATCTATATTTTCAGGACAATCTGGATCATCTTCATCTATAGAATACGACCACATGCCATTATTCTTCAAAGGTGAAAATGTTGATTCAACTGTGTGATTCTGATAATCAACTTTTCCTTCTTTCTGCTTAATTGTGTCTGATAGTTCTGTTAATTGGCCTTTGTAAAACACTTTATAACCATGTTTTCCACCATTCTTAGTATATTTAATAAGAATTGCCAAATCTGGTGCAATATCATCTTCAAGTGCATATACTCCACCTTCTGTAGCCACATGATGCCCTAAATATTTAGCATAATCCGCATTACTAAGATGACCTAAATCAATAGAAATTGCTATATCTGTAAGAGTAGTATCTTGCATACGTAGTACACCTTCCTCATAACCCTTAGCTGTATCTGTATTCACCTTTACCTGTATCTGCTGTATTCCCTCCAAATATGCAGGAACACCGAATGTTAAATTACCTACTCCTATTTCATCCTTTGTAATTGTTGCTAAACAAAGCTTGTCTATATTAATTCTTGCCATTTTTATCATTACTTCCTTTCGTATCATATTTTTTTATAATAAAAAAAGACTAACCTTAAAAGTTAATCTATTTCTTTAAAAGCTTGTTATAAATCTCATTGCCTTATGGAAAAGGTGTGTATCATTCTCGTATAAATCTGCACACATACCTCTCTCAAAACCATTTGCTATTAATTTATTCTTTATTGCTGTTTCTAAATCTGAATAATTGCCCTTTGAAAAAATATCTACTTGCAAATAGTAGTTTGTACCCATTTCTGTACCTTCCACCCATAATGCACCATTTTCATCATAGAATTCATATTCTACATAGTTACCTTTTGGATTATCTGCATGTAAAAAATATACTGTTTCATCTCCAGTAAGGCTTATAATACTATTATCCATTAATAGACTTCTTGCATATTCTTTTATATCCACTTCATATATCACCTACTTTATTTTTGCTAATAAACCTTCTGATAACAAATTAACTACTTCATCCGTTGTAGAGTTAACACTTCTTTCAAAAAATCCCACATTATGCTTTTGAGAGCTTGTACCAAATTCTTGAAACATTGTAGCCCAATCATTAATAATAATTTTGCCTACAATACCCATATCTTCTCTAGTTACCTGTGACTTTACACTTTCCTGCATTTTCTTAGTATCACCAACTGGTGTATTACTTTTTACTTCTTCAAAGGTTGGCTGAATAGCAGCTTTCATTATCTTTTTTTCTTCGACATCACTTAAAGTCATGTCTTGTATTATACTTTCTATATCTTCAAAACCAGTAACTTCTATCATCTAATTCACCACTTTTGCTTTAACTTTATAAATAATATTAGATTCTTCTACATTATCCACAAAAGTAATATCATATTGTTTAGTTTTATAAAAAATCCTATAGTTTTTAATATCTAAATCAGCAATATCACTACTATAACGAATTGTGAAAACTTTAGTATTTTCTTCATTTACTGCTTTCGCCGCATAAAATTCTCTTCCAAAAAGATTATTTACAGAACTCCAAACTGTCTTATAATCAGTCCATTCAGATCCTTCAATAGGAAACCCTTGAGAATCATATTGAATATTACCATATTTTTGTATAGTTATTCTCTTATCTAATTTACCTATTTCAATCTTACTTTTACTCATAAATTACACCTCTGTTGGATAACTAAATTGTAATTGTAATAAAATAGACTGTAATGTATATTTTACTTTTTCATTTACTGTTAAAGTTCTAATATCTGTAGAAAAGTTTCTATTCTCATACCAATCACTAATTAGACACATACAATATAGTTTTGCTAATGTATTTGTACTATCAAATTGAATACCTGTTGCATTTTTAAGATATTCGTCGGCTACAGATATTAGCATTGTTATAAATGTATCATCATCTGTAAAATCAACTCTTAAGAAGTTTTTAGTTTCTTCTAAATCTAATATCACTTCCAATCACCTCTTTAAAAAGGACATAAAAGAAATTATATCCTTTATGCCCTCCAAATAAATTATGTATTATGCTCCTATAGTCAACTCTCCATAGATATATGCTTTATCGCTTGAATCAATACTTATACAATCTATATAAGTTATTATTCTGGCAACTGTTACATTGCTTAAGAATCCAACTGATTTATCAGAAGCAAATGAATACATACCATTACCTACAAATTTAACTGCATCTTGTAAATCTCCAAAGAATATTGGTGCTTTAGTAGCAACTGTTGGAATTAAAGCATTGTCAAATACTGCAACTGGATATCCCATGAATAATTTTTGTGTAGCATTTGTTGGGTTGGGTTGTAGCACTGGTCTACCATAACCGTCTAATGCAGAGTCTAATTCATCGAATCCGTCTTGATTTACAACTATTACCAAATTACCTTTTACTGCTTCAGTTAAATCTTTATTTATAGCAGATTTAAGGGCTTTCCAATCAGCAATTTCTTTTGCTGTTTTTCCTGCTTTTAAAGTAGCAATACCCATAGCATTTTGAGTTACAACTAATTTTCTTGCAAACACTTCTGAAACATATGCTATTAAATCGTTATCAGTTAATCCTAAAAGTGTATTAGATAATGAAATAAATCCAGCTTTTTCTTTAAGACTAAATGATACATTCTTGAATGATATATCAGATATATCTCCAATTGGCGTACCATCGGCAAAATCTACTAATGCTGATACCATTTCAAAATTTTCAACTGGAAAACTTCCTGTCAAAGCTGATACGGGCATGTAGCCAAGTACTGTGGATAAGCTTTTATACTGACGGACTAACTTAGTAATTCTAGTTATAATTTCAACTGGAAGTATGTATCCTTCACCATTTGCACCGCCAACTAATAAAGCATTTTCTGCTTCTGTTAATCCTTTACCTAATGTTTTCTTTATCATCGCTCTTATACAACTTGCATTCTCTTTTGTTTTTACCTTGTCTTCTATCTTATCTACTACATTTATTAATTCCATATCCTTACCATCCTTTTCAATTTTATTTTCTATTTCTACTGTTGCATCTGCTTCCGCTATTTCAGCCAATTCTATTTGTGCTTTAATATTTTTAATTTCATCTATAACATTTTTAATTTCATCAGCCTTCTGTAAACCTTCTGCCTTATTTTTTGCGTCATTTAATTTTACTTTTAATTCATCACTTTTTAACATATTAATCATTACCTGCCTTTTCTTTATATTTTTTTATTTTTGGACATAAAAAAAGAACTTTTATAAAAGTTCTAATTCAAGTTTTGCTTTCAATTTTTCTAACTCTTCTTTAACGATGTTGTCACATTGCTTGTTATTTGCCATATTGCCCTTACTACATTTATCAGCCAAACTACACTGATTACACATACAACCTGTATCAGTATTTTTATCATTTTTCATTTCTTTGAATGCATCTGGTACATGTTTATAATTATTTAAATTACTAACACTTGCTACTGCTTTATTACTTTGTACTACTTCTACATTAAAGTATTTACTTGCTTCGCTTCCTACAATCCATGTTTCATTATTTACCATTTGTTTTATAGTATCCATACTACAGTCTTTAGCAAGTTTTTCAGCATAAACATTTAGTATACCTTCCTGTATTCTATCTAAATCATCAGCCATTTTTCTAATGTCATTGGAATTTCCTGCAATATCGCAAGATGGTTTATGTATCATGAGAAATGAATTACTAGGCATTACTATTTTATCTCCTGCCATTGCAATTACACTTGCTATAGAACCTGCCAGACCATCCACATATACTGTTTTATTACATGGACTTCTTTTTAACATATTATATATAGCTAACCCTGCAAATACAGAACCGCCACCACTATTTATATAGATATTCAAAGGTTTATTTGCATCAATTTGATTTAAAATATCTTGTATATCTTGAGGGCAAGTATCTGTTGACGTCCATTTATCCATTTCATCTGAAACTATATCTCCATAGAAATATAATCCTTGTTGGCTATCTGCATTATTTTTAAATTGTATACATTTATTTTCCAACATTATCACCTCCCTCTGCACTAGTATTAGTATTGTTATTAGTATAATTAACACCTTTACTAATTAATTTTAATGGTGCATATGCTCCATTCATCATTAAGTCATCTCCACCTTCTTTTGATGCTCTATTCTCCATACTTCTAGCTTCATTCGGAGTTAATACACCAGAATTTATTGCTGTAGAGTAAGAAGTCAATCTTTCTTGGAAACTTGCTCTAAGAATCGTATCTATATTGAAATTAATATAATATCCATTATCTTTCTCTTGTTGTGTAAATAATTTTATTGCCATTTCCTGTTCATACTGTTGTAGTATTGGTAATAAACAATCTTTATACATAGCATCTTGCTGCAATTGTACATTAGCGTAATTACCTTTATCATAGTCGTTCAAATACTGTGGCTTAATAGAGAAAGCACCTGCAATTTGCAGAGCATTATATTTATTTAACTCTATAAACTGACTATCTGTAAGCTTAGATGATAAATTTGTAGCTGTAATTCCTACAGGTAAAGGTATAAATTTACCACTATTATTTTTAGAATAATTTTCTACATTATTTACCAATGCAGTTTTAGCTTTATCTTCTAAACTTCCAGTATATTGTAGTAATATCTTATCAGTTACCATTCCATTTTTTACTAAATTATTTATGAATGCAGTAGCAAAAGTAGCTTGATCTACATAGTTTGTTAAGATATTTCTAACACTTAAACCAATAATACCTGCTCCATACATAGTCACCCATGATTTTAAATGTAGTACCTGACTACTATTAAATTTGTAGACTGTTCCTGTTTGGATGTCCGACCATATGTACCAAAGTTTACCTTTTGTACCGAATAATCCTAAATCATCAATAAATATTTGCATCTGCTCTGCATTAAGATTCCATAAAGCTTGTACCTTACCTGCATTTCTTCCCATTTTTGCTGTATCAACATAGATAAAAGCGTTACCATAATGGTTACGATTGTACTCTATAGTAGACCAGAACATTGATGCATTTTGATAGTCATTCGGTTGTACTTGTAAAATGTAATTTAAATAATGCTTGACTGGTTCAGAACTATCTCCATTACTTTTATATATAGAAGCTGGTAAACTACTAATCTTATCTGATAACGTCTTCAAACACGTCCAATAAGTAATTTCTCCTATACGATTTGGATTAATTTGTTTTCCATCTATACCAAGCATTTCTAAGAAAGAAAGGTCTGCTAAAGATGTTGTTGTTGAGTTTGTAATCTTACTAAAATCTTTTCCAAATAATTTCAATCTTTATCACCTCCTATCGCACTTTTGCCAAAAGTATTCCAATTAATAATAGAACACCACCTAAACAATAATATCCTGCTATTTTATTGATTATAAATGTAGCAAAAACTATAAAAAATAAACCAATTAGCACTAATAATTCAGGCACTAATTGGTTTATAATCTTTGTTAAACTATTAAATTTTTTACATATATGATCTTTAAATTTTGTTAAATGCTTCTTAAACTTCATATAAACCTCCTATCCTAAATTATTATAGAAATTATTAATGTAATCTTCCGTTATTTCTATTGGTTTATCTTCTACTAAATATAATTGACTATACGCAAATATACTTGCCATTAATAAATCTATTCTATTTTTGTTTTTATTCTCTTTAGCTAATAATATATCTTCTGTAACTTTTGCTCTTACTTCGACTGCATTAGATACACAATAATCAAGTAACTTATTTTCTTGATATAACATCTCACCATTATAAACAGAATCTCTAAATGCTTTTATACTAGGACTTAATGCTGTATATGTCTGTTTTAACATTATAACCTCATAATCATTAGCCAAATTATTCATAGTCTGCAATGCGTTAAACGGGTCACTTACTATACACTTTATTTTACAATTGCAAGTATCCTCAATACTTCTTATATACTCTTCTATCCTTACGTAATCAGCAATTCTGCCTTTCATTAATTCGCAATATCCCATACGCTCATAAGAAGCATAATCAATTTTTTCTCTACGCTCTTCCAATGTATCTTTAGGTAAAAATCCTTTACTAATCAAATAATATTTACCCTCTTCTTTATACATTATAGATACTGCATTTAAATCTAAACTTATAGCAAAATCACAACCGATTACAACTTCTTTACCTTTTAAATCTATGTTAGGAATAGAATATTTCTTCCATTCTTTGACATCAAGATAAGTATTTTCAGCATTACTTTGAAGAAAATTATTCATATCTTTAGTTATATATTCTGTTTTTTCAGAAGGTTTTAATAATGCTTTCTTTCTATTATCCCTTATAATATTATAGTTTTCTTCAATCCTTAAAGGATTAGATTGATATATACCAGTATCATTCCATATATTTTCTTCTTCTGCATAATACAATAATGCAAATTGCCTTTCATCATCTACTACACCATCAAATACTTTTCTAATATAATCAATATCTTCTTCCATAATAGAATTAGTAATTGCATATGCTGTAGTCGTACGGAAAACTAATGGATTAATTACATTCTTTTGTCCACCTTTCATAGCATTAAAATTATCTGCATTTTGGAAATTAGCATGTTCATCTGATACAAATGCACTTGGTCTTATACTATTATTCTTTCCACTTTCAGCAGTCCTTGGTTGGAAAAAGCTATGTGTTAATTTACATTCTATTTTCCCTGTGAATGTTTTACTTATTGTAAAATGTTTACATATTGAAGGACTTGCTTCTAATATTTGTACCATTGCTTTTCTTAATTCACTGGCTAATTCTTTCGTTAAACATATACTATAGAATTCAGAATAATTTTGTTCTGTAAGCATGAGTAATATAAATATAATTGCTACGGTTGCTGTCTTAGCATTTTTTCTGCTGATAAATAGCGTTATATCATTATGTTTAAATTTGGATGAATTATTTTTATATCTCCAACCGAAAATATTTGTAATCAAGAAGCATTGATAAGGTGCTAAATATTCTAATACTTGCTTTCCTGCAACAAATCCAGTAGCATAATTTAGGATTTTTAACAAACTATTAATAACTAATAGCTTGTCTTCATCAAAATAAAATTCAAAGTCATCATTATATTGTCTATTATTATAATCATTTAAGAATATTTCACATTGACTTTTAACTTCTTTAGTAGTAATCTCTTTATTATCTACCACATCATTTGCATATTTAATGGCTTTATCTAATAGTATCACTAAGCCTCACCACCTAATATTTTAAGCAGTGGGTCTGCTGCATCTTGTTTAGTTTGTACATTAATGTTTGCAAGTTTTGCTCTACTTTGCGGAGATAAACTTAATTCACTGCAAAGTCTAAAGAACTCTTTCATATAACTTTCCTTAATCCTTAAAGCATCTTTATTAAGTATATCTTCGTTTAACATTTTTTCTGATTCTTGAATTCTATCTATTGCAATTGAACAACTAGCCAGAACGTAAACATCTAAATTTGTAAGTATACCACTGGATTGAAGTTCTTTAACAATATATTTAAATATTTTCTTAGCATTTGAATTTAGATATGTAGGTGGTTTAATTCTATCCGTTCCACCTCTCAAAGATTCTTCTGCTTGTGTTCTTGCTAACTTCTCTGCATCTGTTAAATGCTTACTCATTACATTTACTGATTTACAAGGTCTTGCCATATTCAACCACCTCCATTTCTAATTAATAATTATTATCAGTTATCAAAAACTCTTACCTGCCAAAAACTCTCATTTTGGGACATTTTTAAAATCGAATCTTGACCACAGACATTCTAGCTTTACCCTAATAGTTTTGAACATACTCTAGGTACTACGTTTTAGTCTTTGCTATCTTTGACTTTTAAAAAAATATATAATATAGCTATTAATAATTAATATTTATTATTAATACGATTAACTTAATTCATCTTCTAATCTAACTATCATATACATACTATACATACTTCACTACTATGTTATATACCATACTATCTCATACTACTATAGGAACTACTGTCTGTTATTCATTGATACTGTTACTATTAAACTCTTTATTAAATCTATTAACTAATTGTAATAGTAACTCTTGTGTTGCTATCTTATCCTTATCATATAAACTATGTATTAGATTATGTGTTGCCTTACTGCAAGGAAACATATTACTGAATACTAATCTCTTATCCCAACCATCAACATCTTTAATTTCTGTAAGATGATGTATGATATCAGCATATACAATCTTATGGTTAACATAGTATTCATATATATCTAATCCTTTATAGTATGCCATTACTGCTTGTCTTAACTGTATCCATGACTTACTATTATAGAACGACTGTTCTTTCTTATCAGTCCTTTGTTTCTTATAATCTTTATATTGTTCTTTCTTATCAGTGTCAACTATATCTTTACATTCATCACAATACCTATCTGCATAATCAATTAGTTTCTTATTGCAATGTGGGCATAACTTTTTCATTGTCATATTAATCACCACCAACCATATTAACCTTTCTATTTTAAATCACAAAAAAAAGAAGCCATAAAAGCTTCTACATTGTTTTAATTAATAAATAAAGAAATACTATAATAATTGCTAGTATCGGCAACAGTATTAGAATACTTCCCACCGAACTAATTATCGCACCTATTATCTTTAGTTTATCACC